TTCAGGCGCAGCTTGCGGCTATCTCGGCGCAGATACAGGAACTGGCAAACGCCTAAATGAAAGACCCCAGCCAGAGTTATCCGGCTGGGGTGAATGGGTGAAACACCGGAACAGATGTTTCGAACTAATTATTATGGGCTGGGCCACGAGAGCAACCCAACGCTAGGCTCGCCGCCTGTAAGTCACAGACCATTCTGTGACTCAATCAGTGTGCCATACTTTCGGTTAGCTTCAAGCAGAGCAACGGCCAAAGGTGATATTTTTTTCTGCACGAATGTCTTGGTTGCGCCATGACCAACATTCACCATCATCTTGGAACACAATCCAGATAAGGTCAGCCTCAACACCATAGTCGATCAAGACATGCGCTATGCCTTTGCCTTTAGGTGTCACTACCATAATTGCGGGGTTAAGTTGCAGCATCATTAGGTTTCTCTTTCCTTCTTAAGTGTAACTGTGGGACATGACAAAGAGTGTGATGCTCTTCGCAGTATGAACTACCAACCTTTTTGACAGCGTTGCAAAACAGGAAGTCTTTTGCCATGCCATTGTTTATGACATATCGGCAGGACAACGGGCCAAGGTTCATTAGCGTTACTGGTTTTCTATCGGGTTTTGGCGGCGGCTCTTCCTCAATTATTTCTGGAAGAATATCTACCACCTCTACCTTTGGCGGTTTCTCTTCTATTGATTGCGGAGCGGGTTCTGCCTCCGTTTTCTTGGCGCGTTCTCTTACTCGCACAGCATGTCTGATAGCCGCTAATCTAGTCGCAACGCTCTTATAGCTGATAATTCGCCGTTCTCTTAGCCTGTGAAGCTTACCCATAACGGCATTGCGAGTGATCCCAAGTTGGTCAGCTATTGCCTGACCTGTCTGCCCTTCTTTCCATAGCTTTAAGATTTCTGCTTCTTGTTCAGTAACTTTCTGTTCCATAGCCTTTCTCCGTAGGAGTTGGTGGCGGGGCCTATCCGCCACCTGTTGGCATTACTCCTGACCATCCAAGCGTTGCTGTGCTACTTCTGCTATGGTCTCTTCAAGAGTTCTGGTGACTGGAATTTTATCATTGTACTGAGCCGGTGGTTGCTCCGTGATAAGCTCGCCAGCAAATGCCAGATAGTTAACCCCATCAACATAGTGGTCTATATTTCTGCGGTCATTGTTAAGCCTTGACAGTTTGACAGCGTGAAGCACAAGCGCAACGTCATGCGCTGACAATGGCAAGCCTGTGATGAGAGTTGCTATCTGAGCTACATGCTCCATGCCAACCCGCATGTCTCCATATTTAGGGTTTCGGTCGTTAAAGATGCGGGCGGATTCTGTCATAAGATCGCGATATTCCATGTCTTTTTCCTTTCTTATGGCCGCAGCGGCCTACGTAAGCCTTGTTGTCCTGTGCGAACCACAGTGACCTCTCTTTGAGACTGCTCATATGATCCGTCTAGATCAAGATACTCTACTACCTTACCTATGTGCGCTGTGTTGATGATAATGTCCCCTCTGTCCTGCCAGTCGTTTTTGTTAGTGTACATGTTCTTATGCCGATACCAATGCTTTCCCATAATGAACTCTTCACGGTTCATCAGAATGCACAGGTCACGGAGAGAATTTATCTCATCCATTTCAATGGTGATTTGATGGACAAGACTATGTTCGAACGCTGGCATGTTCAATGTGATCAGAAACTTCATGGCTCTCTCCTAACTACTGTCCCATCCATTTTGCGCTTCCACTTTGATCCCTTACTTCCCGGTAAAGGGTTCTTGGATTTAGGCTTAGCGCCTATGTGCCTTTGATGCACACGTTTAACCTTGGCAATCAGCGGCATGTCAACAGTGCTAGTATGCAGCCTATGACACTTGCGGTGAGCAACGAACCAGTTACTAGCATCGTCTTTTCCGCCAGCCTCAAGAGGAATATCATGGCTAACATCCCACTCTTCCCCCGGTATCACCTTCATATTGCATAAGTGGCACATGCCACCACGAGCCAAGAATATGTCAGCTCTACCCTTAGAAGTTATTTTTACCCGCTTCATTGTCTTTCCATTTCAACAGTTGATCCTGAGTTACGATGTATTTAGGTCCATACGGTGTTTGCCTTAGGTTGGTTTCATCATAGAAGTCAGAGGCTTTGTAGTATCCGGGGAACGACACTTTGTTTCCATCCAGAATGGCGAGAACAAAGTAATCAACATCGTCATTCTTCTTTTCCCGTGATTCCAATCTGCCATTGGCATGTTTCGTTGTCTTAACATCAACACGAATCTTCTTCCCGTTCAATCTGAACATACAGTCTGCGCTTCCTTTGCGGGGATAGACAGCGGGATCGAAGAAGATGTTGTTGATCTTACAAAACGCATACTCGCCAAAGACGCCATACTCATCCGTCTCCCACGCATCTCCTTGAGAGTAGTTTGGAGCTTTCTCGCGCTTGTTAACGTCATGGGAACGGCAGTTGATAGTCCGCATATTCCCTATTATGCGACAAGTAAGCATCTCGTCAGATGTGAGGATATACGACTCCATCATTGCAAGGTGCTTTCTTCATCATCATCGTCATCTTCTTGTTCTTGAAGCTGTTTATGCCGGTCAATAACATCAACCAACGCATGACTGATGCGAGCAACGTAGGAGTAAGCTTCGTTAAAATCGTCAGCCTCTTCAAGAATAGCTCTTGAGAATAGCATACTTGCCACACTCATTTTGATCGAAAAATCTTCACCTTCTACTAACTTATCTATTTTGGCATGAAGCTCAGCGACTTGCTTAGCTTTCTCAAGCGTCTCTGTGATCTTTTCGATCATGTCATCAACAGTAGCCTTAAACTCTTCGCTCATGGTTATAACCTCATCTCTGCTCTACGGGTTGCGTTTTCAGATTGCCATTCATGGAACTTCATTCTGATGTACTCTAACTTTACCTTTAGCAGAGCCGCTTTCTCACGCGCCTCCACCATCTTTGTCACGAAGTCTCGCCAATCATCAGAGCCTTTGACTTGCATCTCAGCCCTGCTAACTGGCATGTCGCCGCATCCAAGCATCATACGCGCCAGAACAGCGGACTTGGTTTCCTCAAGGAGGTTGGCAGCGGCATCCGCATCAACCCAAGCCTTTGCCACTACACGGTATTGCTCAGAAAGCGGAATGTCGTTGTCCATGTGTCACCTCAAAAAGGAATTGCGTCGTCGTCCAGATCGTAGGACTTAGCTTCTTGCTTAGGCTTCTCTGCTGGCGCGTCTTTGCGAGTGAACTTCTGGCTAAAGTATTTCCGTCCGTCCTTGGTTTCTTGAACCCAAGCAGATTGATAATAATCAACACCCTCTATGTTGACAGTCCCGGTGTGTGTCGGTGACTTCTCGTTCTTCATTTTATCATTTTTGAAGAGTGATCCAGTGTTTGGTTTAGTCTCATATGCCATTGAACTTCTCCTTAAGCTTGGCAAGTTTGTCATTTAGCTCACTGAGGAACGACTGTACTTCTCGCTCCAACATAGAAACCACCGCTTCATCACGAGGAACCCGCTTGACGAACAAGCGAAGCTCTTCTGGTAGCCGAGGATCATAAGATACGAAATCGCACCATTGGCGACCCGTACAAGCCATTTGCCACTGCATTTGAGTAGCATATCTACCGGGGATGGTTTCAGTCAGTATCGTGTCCAAATGCGTAGCTGTGATAGGGCATTTGAACTCAGCTAGACCATCATTCCCCACAAGTCCGTCTGGACTAGCACCGGCAGACTCAATGAGATTGTGGGGGGTAAAGCCCACCTCTGTCACCAGAGCCCCAGTCTGTGCTTCATAGACTGCGCGGGCTTCCGGTTCCTTCTCTACCCCCCACTGCATTGCGGCGTTCATATAGAAGTCCCCCCTGACTCCTGTTAAACGCTCGCAAATCAATTCGGCCATATAGTTGGCCCGTGATGTGCTGTAGCCAGTCTTGGTCTTGGCGACAATGTCAGCTACCCGTGAAGCCGTAACTTTGCCAAGGCGAGCGGCGTACCATTCTTCTGTGCGCTGCTCCATCATTCATCCTCCTTTTTGGAGGCATCAGCCTTGGCTGCAAGCTCCTTCAGCTCCTTGATAGCTTCAGGATCAAATACCCTGCGCTGGTCCCCGGTCATGGAGCGCCACTTGGATGTAAGAGCCTCAGTCCCCTCCTTGGCGATCTCGATCAGTTGCTTGGTAAGCTTGGCGATCTCATCCTTAGACATGCCGGGCTTGGCTGGAGCGGCTGGTGCTTTCTCAACAGCAGCATTCCCGTCATCATCCACAGCAGCAAGACACAGGATAGACATAAGGCCATAGCGGCGTCCGTAGGTGATGCCAGAGCCGATCCCGTGGGCGTCAAACTTGCCTACTGGTATCTCCAAAGTCTCCGAGACAAACTCGCCAGACTTATGGACGAGCATGGTTTCGACCTCGACTGTTCCTTGGCGCGTCCTTGGGAATTGCATGATGGACAAGTCATTCACCGCCAGAGGCTCGCGAATCACTGCCCTGACTGCGGCAAGGTCTGCGTATTTGGAACGAAAGGCGGGGTTCAACCCGTCCTTGGTAGCATCTTCGATCTGGCCTTGGGCCTTAGCCAAGGCGGTCGCCAATTCAGCAATAGTCTCGCTCTGTCTCATTGTCCTGTTCCTTTCAATCCCACATAGCTTCCACGCAGCAAGCGTCAAAGATGTCGTCCATTAGCTTCTTATCGTCGTGTAGTTCTTTGCGTAGGTAGGTGGCGGCCAGATGGTTGTCTGGGCGTCCGTGCTGAAAGTGATGATGCACAACAATGTCTGTCGCCTTGCACCATATCTTAACATCATAGGCCCAGATGTAGGGCATCTCGTCGGTGTGATCTATGTCTATCTCCAGTGTGCCGGTTACGAAGCGATGCTCCGGCAGTTCCCATTCGTCTAACTGATATTCGATTGGCGCTAGTTTCATTTCATTTACTCCCTGCTAGGGTTCCTTACATATACCCATCTCTCAGGATAAATCAACCCCCCTCTTGACTTCTGTTGAAAACAAGCCCAAGGTCCTATTATGAGACTAAATCGAGACCCATCCCTTTTGGAAGTCATTAGGCGCTTTGGCACTGCGAGGCAGTTGGCCGAATCACTGGGCATTACAGATAGGGCTGTTTCAAGCTGGAAACGCATTCCGGTCAGGCATGTGCGCTTCATCTCTGAAAAGACGGGGCTGCATCCATACCGAATCAGGCCAGACCTTTATGTAGAGGGGTTCTGGAATATGAGGATGAACACGGCAGACATAGCGACGGAGATGAAGATTTCTGAAGCTCAAGTTTGTCAGCACCTTAGTGAGATCATGGCCCGTAGAAGGAATGGCTCGAATGATTACGCTTGTTCTGCCCTTCCCACCGTCCGTGAACCGCCTATGGAGAGCGACTAAAGACGGAAAGGTTTACCGTTCAGCCAAGTATATGGAATGGCGCAAACTGGCTATGTGGCAAATTGCGGGACAGGCAAAAGGGCAGAAGCACATTGGCGCGTACAAGCTGACAATCTTGGCTGTTCGCCCCGACAAACGTAAGCGTGACTTAGGAAACTTGGAAAAGGCAATCAGCGACATTCTGGTAAGCCAGAACATCGTAGAGGACGATAGCCTGTGTGAATGGTTGGAAGTGAAATGGGTTGAAGCTGGCCCGCAGTGTAAGATCATCATCGAAACTATAGGAGATAAGGAACATGTCGAGAATGACGGGGCCGCAGATAGCGGAGTTAATAGAACATCATAAAGGCAAACTCTAATTAGGCTTAGGAGGGGGGTACTCCCCGCAGCCGCATCCGTCAACGGGCGAGCGTTAAAGGCGCTACAAGGCATGGTTCTGGCCCCTCCGAAAGGTGTTGCACTTCAACCAGTGAAACCATGCAAGGCGGAACTGTTAGGGGAACGCTATGGCAAGTGAAGAGACTATCCAAAAG